CCCTTATGATGCGGGTCTGTTCTATTGTCCATATGTTCCTCTCCAAATGGTTCGTGCCGTTGGTGAGAACTCCTTCCAGCCAAAAATCGGGTTTAAGACTCGTTATGGTATGGTCGCAAACCCATTCGCTCAAGGCACCGCTCAGGGTCTTGGAGCACTCACTACTAACTCTAACCGCTACTATCGTCGCGTTACTGTTAAGAACCTCATGTGATTCATTGTTCACATATTTTACAGAGACCCTTCGGGGTCTCTTTTTTTATGCATTTAATAAATAATTATGTACCAACAAATACCTCCAATGGAGTGGTCTTTACAAGCCCCTCCAGATCATATGCTCAATTATACCGAGTTTAGAGTTACTGTTCCTTGGGTAGAATTTAGTTGGTCGGAACAAAACGGAGAACGTGAATACAGAATCAGATCTGGGTTTACAAATCCTGTCATTCGACGACCCCCACTGATGATTCCACCTGGATGGAATGATATGAAACAATGTAGTAAATGTTATGCTTATGAACAACACAAAGAAATAAAACGTTTGTGGGGAGATAGTTTTGATCAAAAAGCATTTAGATAAATTTTCATCTAAATATCTAATAAAATGTCATCACCAATTTCCAATAGAAATTTTTTATCACCTACAGGATTTCTCTTCAAAATAAATAGGTGTCCTAAAGTTTCTTATTTCTGTAGCAGTGCAAATATACCATCGTTAGATATTGGTACAGCTACACAACCTACGTATTTGAAAGATATACCACTTCCTGGAGATAAAGTTCAATTTGGAGATTTAAGTATTGAATTTCTTGTTGATGAGGATTTAGGAAATTATATGGAAATTCAGAAATGGATTCGTGGATTAGCATATCCAAATTCAATAAAAGAATATAAAGATCTAGAAAATCATAAAACACTTTCGGATAAAAGTGGCATTAAAAGTATATATTCTGATGCAGTACTACAAATATTAACAAGTAATAACGTAACAAACTTTCAAATCAATTTTAAAGATTTATTTCCAGTTTCACTTTCAACACTAACTTATAATGCAGATGAAACTGATATCAATTACTTTAAGGCTAGTGTCAATTTTGCATATTTGATTTATAATATAACTGATGAAAGAGGCAATCCTTTATGATAGATCTTGATAAACTTCAAGAAATGTGGGAAAAGGACGCAAAAATTGATATGGATAATTTACATACCGAGTCAACAAATATTCCCACGCTTCATGCAAAATATTTTGAATTATATAATACGATCTTTTTAATGAGAAAGAAAGCAGAACAACAGAAAAAAAATATCAGGCACGAAAGATATGAATATTATTCTGGAAAAGCAGATCCAGATGTTTATATCCAAGATCCTTTTCCTAAAAAAATTCGTGATAAAGATACAATGAATAAGTATCTTGATGCTGATGAAAAATTATCAACAGTATGTCTAAAGATTGATTATTATGATACGATGCTTGTATATATTGAAAGTATTCTGAAGCAAATTGGGAATAGAACCTACCAAATTAAGAATTCAATTGAATTTATGCGATTTAATGCAGGGTTAGGTTAATGGAAGATCAATATTGGTCGATAGAATTAAATATAAAGGGTATTCGATTAATTCATGCTGGACTATCTCAAGCTGTTGAAAAGTGGTCTGGGGGAGATCCTGAAGAGCAAGAAAACTTAAAAGCAATGAGAGATAATTTTTATAAACTTATTTTAGAATATCAGTTTGACAACATGTAATAAATACTCGTAGATGAATGAATCTACGTGATTGATACAACAGCAAATCTTGTTATATCCAAATCAAACGAAGTATTTTTAAAAATCAATACCGAACCTCATATTGAATACGAACTTAGAGACCATTTTAAGTTTGAGGTTCCAAATGCAAAATTTATGCCACAATATCGTGGTAGAAATTGGAACGGGGAAATTCACTTATATGATATGCGTTCCAAGCAAATTTATGTTGGTCTATTAGATAAGATTGTCAATTTCTGCGAACAATACGGATATACCTATAAGTTTGAAGACAATAAATTTTATGGCACACCATATGAAGAGAATGGACAGATTTCTCTTGAAGGTGTCAAGGATTATATGAATTCCATTTGTGCCCATACTCCCAGGAAATATCAAGTTGAGGGAGTATATGATGCCCTAAAGCATAATAGAAAACTATTGATATCGCCCACTGCTTCTGGCAAATCTTTGATGATTTATTCTCTCGTAAGATATTACGTAGACCGAGGCGAAAAAATTCTTTTAGTTGTTCCGACGACATCTCTTGTAGAGCAGATGTATAAGGACTTTCTTGATTATGGTTGGGATGCTGATTCATATTGCCACCGTATCTATTCTGGTAGAGAAAAAAGTAATGATGCTCCAGTAACAATTACAACATGGCAATCAGTTTATAAATTAGAGCGTTCTTTCTTTGAAGACTATGGTGTCATTATAGGTGATGAAGCTCATTTGTTTAAATCAAAATCATTGATTAATATCATGACAAAACTTCATCATGCAAAATATAGATTTGGATTTACTGGAACTCTTGATGGAACTCAAACGCACAAATGGGTGCTTGAAGGATTATTTGGTCCATCATATAAGGTAACAAAAACTAATGAATTAATGAGACAAGGCCATTTATCTCAATTAGATATTCAATGTATTGTTCTTAAGCATCGCCCACAAAAATTTGAAACATATGAAGATGAGATTAAATACTTAATATCTCACAATCAGAGAAATAATTTTATTAAAAATTTAGCACTAGATTTGAAAGGCAATACATTAGTTCTTTTCCAAAGAGTAGAAACTCATGGAGCTATTTTATATGAAACTATAAATAATAACAAGCAGAATGATCGTAAAGTATTTTTTATACACGGTGCTGTTGATGCTAAAGAAAGAGAATTAGTTAGAGAGATTACTGAAGAAGAAGATAATGCAATTATTGTAGCTTCTTATGGAACGTTCTCTACAGGAATTAATATTAAAAATCTGCATAACGTTATCTTTGCATCCCCAAGTAAATCAAGAGTTCGTAATCTTCAAAGTATTGGACGAGTTCTTAGAAAGGGAAAAAATAAAGTAAAGGCAACACTATATGATATTTCGGACGATTGCTCTACTGATTCGAGAAGAAATTATACTTTAAATCATTTTATAGAAAGAATCAAAATTTACAATGAAGAAAAATTTAATTACGAAATTATTACTATAAAACTTAAAGGAGGGTTGGAATGGGAATAGAGGATGATTTTTATGCAACAATTAAATTAAAATCTGGAGAAGAGATATTTTCCAAAGTCGCAGCTTCTGAAGAAGTTGATAAAACAATGCTAATAGTTTCAAATCCAGTTATTGTAAAAGAAATAAGAGGGAAATTGAATAATGTAGTAGGTTATAAAGTTGAACCTTGGTTGAAGACTACAAAAGATGATATGTTTATTTTAAATTTAGATAATGTTTTAACAATGTCTGAATCAACTGATATCGAAATGATAATGATGTATCAGGAGTATATTAGAACCAATGATAGCAGTGATGTTCCATACTCCAAATTAAGTAGAGAAATGGGATACATATCTACAGTTGATGATGCTAAAGAAATATTAGAGAAGCTATATAAAAAGACTTAAAGCTTTCTTATCAAAACCGACAAAGATATTCTAATCATGTTTTGGTATCTTGTCAAGCATAACGTTCAATGTTATAATTGATATATATTATGAATAAATTATATGATTACTCCCGGAATGACAAAAAAGAGAAAGTCAGAGCATTATGTAAATAATAAAGAGTTATTATTTGCAATGATTGAATATAGAAATAAAGTTGAGTTGTCATATGAGAAAAAGTTTGGTAAAGTCTTAAAAGAACAACCAAAGACTGAGAGAGCAAAGAGTTGGCCAGAAAAACCACCAATTCCACGTTACATAGGTGAATGTTTTTTAAAGATTGCGAATCACTTGTCTTTTAAACCAAATTTTGTCAACTATATGTTTAAGGAGGATATGATTTCTGATGGAATCGAAAATTGCGTTCAGTACATACATAATTTTGATCCTGAGAAATCCCAAAATCCTTTTGCTTACTTTACGCAGATTATTCATTATGCGTTTCTCCGCAGGATCCAAAGAGAGAAACGACAATTAGATATTAAAAATAAAATTATTGAGCGGTCTGGCTATAGTGAAGTATTTGACGACAACAATACTCTTGACGGATCGAACTATTCCGACTACAATCAAATCAAGGATAATGTCCATTCCAAATTACGTAGTCAATGAAAGTTGCAATTATCACTGATCAGCATTTTGGTGCTAGAAAGAATTCAAAACTTTTTCATGACTATTTTTTAAAGTTTTATAATGAAATCTTTTTTCCAACTTTAGAGGAAGAAGGGATTACCACAATTGTTGATATGGGAGATACCTTTGATAATAGAACAGGTATTAATTTTGGTGCATTGACATGGGCAAAGGATAATTATTACGATCGTCTTCAAGAGATGGGCATTTTTGTTCATACTATTGTTGGCAATCATACTGCATTTTATAAAAATAGCAATAAGGTAAACGCTGTTGATTTGCTATTAAGAGAATATGACAATGTTAAAGTATATGCGAACCCTGTAGAAGTCATGTTAGGAAGTCTTGGGGTTCTTTTTATTCCATGGATTAATCAAGAAAATGAAAAAGAAACTCATCAACTTATTAAAGATACAAATTGCAAAATCGCGATGGGGCATCTTGAACTCAGCGGATTTAAAGCTCATAAAGGATGCGTCATGGAAAATGGTGATGCAAGCGAATTATATTCAGAGTTCACCAAAGTCTACAGCGGTCACTATCACACTCGATCGGATGATGGACGGATCTATTACTTGGGAAATCCATACGAAATGTTCTGGAACGATGTCGGTGATCGGAGAGGATTCACCATCTTTGATACAGAAACTCTTGAACATTATCATGTAAATAATCCTTATAGGCTCTTTTACAATATCTATTATGAAGATACTCCTCATCAATTGCTTGATGTTAATGAGTATGAAAACAAAATTGTAAAAGTAATTGTTCGCCAAAAGAGTGACCCTAAAAAATTTGAAAAATTTATTGATAAATTGTATGCATCTGGAGTTTTTGAATTAAAAATAGTTGAAAATTTTTCAATTCATGAGTCTGAAAAGTTTGAAGCATTTGAATCTGAAGATACTCTTTCTATATTGAATAGATATGTTGAGGAAGCAGAAATTGATCTTAATAAATCTTTGATCCAAGGAATTATACAAGATGTTTATCAAGAGGCTTGTGAATTAATTTAAAATGTTTATTCTAACTCAAAAAAATAAAGGACAAAATGGTGCATATGCTGTACTAGATGAAAATGATGAGGAAGTATTATACATCTTTCAGGAAGAGGACGATGCTGTAAGATATGCTATGATGCTTGAAGATTGTGTTGGGGAAATGGATGTTCTTGAAATTGAAGATGAAGTAATAGTCAAAACTTGTATAGTTAAAAACCATAAGTTTACAATTATAACCAAGAATGATATTGTAATTCCACCAGAAACTGAGCATGATTTTATTTAAAAGTATTCGTTGGCGAAATTTTTTGAGCACTGGTAATCAAGATATAACTGTTGATTTTACAGAAAATAATACTAATTTGATTATTGGTTCTAATGGTGCAGGTAAAAGTACTATATTAGATGCTCTTACTTTTTCTTTGTTTGGTAAACCATTTCGTAAAATTAATAAACCTCAGTTAATTAACTCTACTAATGAAAAAGATTGTGTAGTTGAAGTTCAGTTCACTATTGGTAATACTGATTGGGTTGTTGTACGGGGAATCAAACCGAATGTTTTTACAATCTTTAGGGATGGTAATGCACTTGATCAACATGCATCGGCTAATGATCAACAGAAGTGGTTTGAACAGAATGTCTTAAAAATGAATTACAAGTCTTTTACTCAGATTGTAATTTTAGGAAGTAGCACATTTGTTCCGTTTATGCAGCTCACTGCGAATAATCGTAGAGAAGTGATTGAAGATTTGCTTGATATTAGAATTTTTTCTACCATGAATATGGTCATAAAAGAAAAAATTCGTAAATTGAGAGAGAATATTAAAGTTCTTGATTTAAAGAAGGAATCCTTCAATGATAAAGTTAATATGCAAAAAAATTTTATTGATGAATTAGAAAATCGTGGTAACGATAATATCAAGCAAAAGGAAACAAAAATTCAAGAGTTGCTGATAGAAGAAAATAATTTAATGAATGATAACTCATATATTGAGGAAGATGTATTCAAATTGAATAAAGAACTTGAAGATGTAATGGGATCTACAGAAAAATTGCGTAAACTTGGTAATTTAAAGGGAAAGATTTCTAACAAGGTAGCAACTATTACGAAAGAACATAAATTTTTTACACAAAATACGGTTTGTCCTACCTGCACTCAGTCTATCGAAGAGACCTTCAGAATAAATAAAATTAATGACGCTCAAAATAAAGCTAAGGAGTTGCAATCTGGTTATCAAGAACTGGAAGAAGCAATTAAAAAGGAGGAGGATAGAGAGCGTCAATTCATCACACTATCTCAGGAGACTACAAAACTAACGCATGGTATTTCTCAAAACAATATTAAGATTTCTGGATGTCAGCGACAAATCAGAGATCTGGAATCGGAAATTCAAAGAATTACCGACCAACTTGCAAATACAAATACTGAACATGAAAAGTTAGAGTCTTTTGAAAATAAACTGAACGAGATATATGAAGAAATTGGTAAATTAAAAAATGAATCGGAATATCATGAATTCTTGTTTAGCCTTCTCAAAGATGGTGGAGTAAAGGCAAAAATTATTAAAAAATATTTACCATTAATAAATCAGCAAGTCAATCGTTATCTTCAGATGATGGACTTCTACATCAACTTCACACTTGATGAAGAATTTAACGAAACCGTCCAATCACCAATTCATGAAGATTTTTCTTATGCTTCTTTCAGTGAAGGAGAGAAGATGAGAATCGATTTAGCACTTCTCTTTACCTGGCGTGAAGTTGCAAGAATGAAAAATTCTGTCAATACAAATTTGCTGATTATGGATGAAGTATTTGACAGTTCTCTTGATGGATTTGGTACGGAAGAATTTCTTAAGATTATTCAGTATGTTATCAAGGATGCAAACATCTTTGTCATCTCCCACAAAGCAGGGTTAGAGGACAAATTTGAAAGCGTCACAAAGTTTGAAAAGATCAAAGGTTTTTCGCATAAAGTACAATGACAAAATTCGTTCGCAGACCAGTTGACATAGGCACTGCCTTCAAGCAATATGGCATGACTCTCATTACCGACCCTGCATCTGACAGGTATCTAAATGACCACCCCAAACTGGCAACATCACAGCAAGAAAGAACAGAAACGAAAGTTGAAACCTCAAGCTCTTCGTCAACGTAAAGAATCTTTGCGTTTTCTGAAAAAGAAGTTACAAGTTATAGTAACTTCATAAAGTTAGCATACGCTAACTAAATAGTGATAGAATTAAAATGGAGAAAAAATTATGTGAGAAATTACTTTTTTTATTATTTTGATTGTATCATTGGAGGCATCATGCATAACATTCTTTCACATAATCAATTGGCTGGTTGGAAACAGAGCGTTGAAAGTTTGGCACACACAATAGATAAAACAATGGAGGAAGCAGATCAAATCAACGACTATTACAACTGTTTGATTGAATGTGACGAATCGCAATCAACCTGTAAACGAATTTGTAGAGGTATTCTTTCATAGCAACCCGTAGACGAACAAAAAACTGTCACTGAGGGCCCTCACCGAAAGGTGGGGGTTTAGTATTATAGGGCCATCGCAAACAAACCAATGGGTATCAAGCACGAAATCAAGTCACAACTTGCCAAACTTCTTGCCACTGAGGACTTGGTGGTTGAGCACCGCTTTGTTG